CAGAAGAAGCTTCGCAAGGAGCGACGCAAGGAAGGTGTAAAGCCTAGCATACGCAGGTCCTAAAACAAGTTTGGCCTCTCCCTGGACATAAAAGGGAGAGGCCAAAGGTCAGGGGCTAAACTATGAAAAAAGCCCCCTTCACATCACACACAATAACGCTACCCATTACCAGGGTGCCTAAAGTATACAGTATAAATGCAGTGCATTCAAGCATTATCAGGTTTTACTGATGATATGCGTCTCATTTATAGGTATATCGTAGAAGTATTCACCATCTGCGATCATTCTGTTAGGAACTTCGATCAGCTTGTCGTCGGTCAGTTGCCATCCGCAGATCCTGATGGCGTGACTGTATTCCTTGTTCCAGATGTAGAACTGCACAGGCATAGTGAGCTTAGCGAACTTCTTCTTTCGTTGAGGTAAGTGCACGCTAGGCCAAGGAAACTCTGGCCCTGTCCATACGAGTTTGCACTCGCACTCAATGTAGCACAGGCCCTCTACGATTAGGTCGGCGCAATACTTGTCGGGATTGTCAACAGCAGTGTAACCCTTGCGGGAGATGTATTCCTTGGTCGCTTCTCTGGCTGGGTTGTCAGTTAAGTCGAACATATCTAGGTCGAATTTTTTATGCTTCATAGGTGCGTTAGTTAGTTGGTAGTTTAATGCCTGCGTGAAAGCAGGCCTTGTGCAGTGCTCGGCAGTAGACTGATTCGTCTCGATCCTCGGACCGCAGGCGAGAGTTCACTCGCTCGATGCCCTTGGTTACACTGGCTCGGTGCCTGTTGACCAGCCTAGATATTTCTTCGTGCGTGTATCCGTGCAGGTGCATTATGTATGACAGTGCGTCCCTGGCGTATGACGCTCGTCGTGTGCGTGCCTGGCCTCGGATTACGTTAGGTGTGCTACCAAATTCATTGGCGGCGATTTCGATGAGTTGAGTTTTTGTTTTCATTATTTGATGATTCCTACGCAGTGATATAGTTTGAAGATTCCACGAACGTCACGTTCGCCTTCTCGATTTTTAGCAACTGAGTATTGCAACTCAGTGTATGGTCCGACTGCGTCAACCTTCTTGGCTGACTCAACGTCACCTCCTTGTGGCCACATAAGCACGACTGCGTCAGCGTCGTTCTCGATGTCGCCCGAATCCTTTAGGTCATACAAGGACAATCCGCTTTCACGCTTGGCCCCCTCTCGGTTGACCTGCGCTAGCAGAAGTATACCGATTCCCAGCTCGACGGCGATCTGTTTGATCTTGTGCGAGATGGACGAGATGCCCTCGGTCTTGCCTATGTTCTTGCCGAACGGGATCAACTGAAGATAGTCAATGACTACCAGCTTTACCCCGTGCTTGCGAACCAGGATTCTGATTTGACTCTTAAGGTCATCGGCTCCCTGCACTGCGTGCACCGTATAGATGGGCAAGGTAGAGAGCAGTTCGCTAGCAGAGTGCACGGCCTTAATCTTTGCCTGGCTAGCTATGTTCTCCTCGATCTGGCGGAGGTTTACTCCGCTCAAGGTTTGAACCATACGCCTTGCGATTTGTTTCTGCGGCATCTCAAAGGAGAAGATACTTGTCGGTACGGCTTCGGTCTTTGCGGCACGCAGTGCAATGTTGATAGCAACTGCGGACTTACCGCAGGACGTAGGTGCCGCTACGATACAGACCTCTCCAGCCCCGATACCACCCATACCTAGCTTTTCATCTAGGTGCGGTATATGAGTGCGGACAACGTCCTTTACGAAGGTGCCCTCTTGCATCTGTTTGAACTCGTCCTTGAGGACATCGACGGAGGCAGAGATACTCTCGATACCTGCGCCAGAGTTTACGTCTTCCCCTAGGTCGGACTCGACTGCGCCCTGGATCTCGGAAGAAGAAATCTGTTCCGATGCGGCCTGCTCTGCGGCCAGCTTGTAAGAGCGGTGCAACCTCCTAAGGTTGCTCTTCTCTTTTACGATCCCTGCGTAGTGCTTGATCGATGTAGTTGTCTCGGCACCTTCGGTTAGCCCGAATACGCCTGCGATCCCCCCGACTTCGTCGATGCTGTTGTTGACCTTGAGCTTCTCGACTAGGTGGATCTCATCGAGGGGCTGGCCTTCGTTGGCTAGGTCGGCTATACCTTGGTAGGCTAGCTGATGCTGAAGAGAATAGAAGTCGTCGGACTTCAGTGAATTGCTGATGCTGTCGTAGGCATCTGAGTTACCCTGCAATAAACAGCAGGAAATAACTGCGTGCTCCGCAGATAAGTTATGCGGTAGATTTGTGTCTGCTTCTAATATATTTTTCATAGTTTTTCATAGTGCGTTAAGTGCTTTGAGTTATATAAAAATGCCGACTGAAGATTCGGACTCCAGTCGGCACGCTTGGGGCGTAGTCAAGGTTGGCTTAGAACGGGACTGGGTCGTCGTTCTGCGGGGCGACTCCTTCGGATACTACATCGGGCTTCGACTCCTTGGGGTCAAAGGCAACTGAAAGGAACGGCTTGCCAGCCTTGCTGGTTTTCTTCCAGCCCTTGAACCAGTATTCTTTGCCGTCGATCTCGGCTGATCCAGTGAGGTCAGGGTGCGTCTCCTTTTCCTTACGATCGTTAGGGAAGAGGGCACCGCTGTTATTGTTGTCGTATTGCTGTTGCATTATATTAACCCATCCAGGGTCTGTGTTTTCTTTTGGTAGGAAGGTTCACCCTTCCCGTGAGTGTTTGTTGCATCGGCGTCCTTGGTGTCGTCGATAGCAAAAAGTCCGTTGAGCGCATACTTGCGTGCATAGGAGGAGGCCGAGCCAGTGATCTGCGCATCGTCCATACCCTTCTTGGTTTCAGCTTCACGAGCGAATCCGCTTACGTTGATTGAGTAATCATTTTCGCTGGACGCAAGTGTAGCTGTTGCCTTGACGTATACTCGACCGCCGACCTCGACGATGTCGTCGCTGATGGCTAGAGTGCAACTCCATTTGGAGAGCAGTGGTTTCAGTGCAGTGAGGATGTCCTCGCAGGAGCGGTATTTATACCCTCCGAATTTATTGGTCTGTCCCTTCGGCGCCTTTAGCTCCGACTGGATACCCTGTAGCTTGTGCTGTATGTTTGTATCTGTCATATGTTTTATGGTTTGCGTTAAGTGCACTGCTTAAGAAGCGCAGTGCGGAAGGATTGTGTGCGGTCTTTAGAATTTTTGCAAGCCTTAATTTCTTCTGCGTTGCATTTTAATTCTCTTAAAGTTTTTATCTGCTCGGCCTTGGCTAGCCTACCGAAGCGGTTGCACTTCTGGCGGAGTCCGACTGGGTGCAGTATATCGGTCCGAGCTTCCTCGAGATATGTAGCTAAGGCACGCAGTGCCTCGGGCAGTGCAAGGTCTGAATTGTTTTGGCCGAATCTCTTCCAAGAGTTTTCAATCTTACCAGCCCAGGCGTTGCTCTGCCTGTGCAATACACCTCGGACTAGGCCCGTGCTATGGCAGTGATCGACGACAGCGTCGTCAACCTTGCACTTGAAGATCGGGCACTCATTGGGGAGGTTGTCTATCCTCCACTCTTTCAGTTTACTACTCGGTAGGTATTTCATTTACGCTTAGGATTTGAACTGCGGCCTTGTGCTTGGTCCGAGTCCATCCCTTCTTGCAGGGTTTCTTCGGTGCGAAATATTTTAGTGCCTGCTCTTTTGTGTGAGCGTGCTTGATGCACTTTCCGACGTAGCCATCGGGCATCATTGAGTGCTTGTATCTTATCTCAAATGGCACGCCCTAGATGTCAGTGTGTATCACGTGGAAGTGCCCGCAGTGCCCCTTGAGTCTCAAGATATTAAACTCTACCCATTCAAGGGCTTCGTCGGGTTGCATAGCGTCCCGTGTAACAAACACATCGATCAGTAACTCATAGCTATAGCAAAGAAATCCGTCGTCGGTGACGCCCAGTATAGCGGAGTCGCAACCGTCCAGTTGTATGGCTTCGTCGTCAATGTAGTAGCCCAGGTCGGACCACTTGTTGGGATTTAAATCTTTCATGTTATTTTTTCATGCGCTTGTTCCAGTAGAGTTTCGCCATTAGCTTTGCGTTGGCGATGCCCTTCTTTACGTCGTCTGTCTTCCACTCGTGATGGAAGTGCTTCTTGGTGTCGCAGTCAATCACGACAGACCTACAGGCTGGAGTGTAAGGCAGGTCGTGCTGACGTTGAATCATAAAGGCCTCGATGGCTAACTGCTCGCAGTCCTTTTCGTATACCTTAGCCTTGCCCCGTGTGTTTGTTCGGCACTTGTAGTCCGCTAGAAAAATGTTTCCCTCGTGGTCGTATCCGACGAAGTCTACGCTACCTGCGATCTTTAGGAGTCGGTCAGCGATGATGCACTCGGTCGCTACTGGCTTGACCTGTTCCTCTTCGATCCAATCAAGGAAGGGCGTAGCCCATTCATTGTAAGGGCACTCGGCTAATTCGTGCCCGTGCAACTTGGCCTGCACTAGTTCTTCGATTCTATTGTGCACTGCAGTCCCGAAGTCTGACGATGGTATAGGCCGACCGTCAAGTGGGTGCCGCCGTGATCCGTATGTCATTCGCTCTACCTCTTGCCAAGGTAGGTGCGGGTTCTCCCGAGCGAGGTCGGTGATCATGCGGGGCTTATATATTCCGTCGAGGAACTCATCTTTGCAGATGCTTAGGACGGTGGTAACGCTGGGATAAATAGCACGGACCTTGCGAGCCTGTGCTACGGTGCTTATGTCTTCCCGAAGGAAGGCATCTAGTGTGTCATTGCAGTCATAGAAGTGAGCCATCCTAGTATTAAGAGGCTCACTCTATGCCCTGTCAATCATATTTCTTCCTCGGACATATCCATCAAATAGTTGATGGCGTCACGGACCGAGTCTGTCCAGAGCGTCTCGACCAGTTCAGTCTTGTGCGAGTGCAGTTCGATCTCAAACTCGGGCGTATCATTCAATAGACTTCCGCTCGGGACGTGCACGACGTCGATCTGATTCTCCTCGATGTAGTTCAAGATGTCCTCTGCGCTACGCTGTGGTAGCTCTTGCATCGGGACGAAGTATCTGTCGCCGTCCTGTAGTTCTTCGATGGTGCAGTCATCGAACTTATTCAATAGGTTGAGACGTTGAACAACAACGTCCTGTCCTAGTTTCCTGGCTACCCCGCTGGGGTAAGTGCTGATCTGTATTTCATTCATAGTGCTATTGGTTATTTCTTTCGTCCATGTTTTGGCAAACTTTCTCGTGCATTGAATCTGCGATAGAGTTCCTGTGGTATCCAGCGGACACGCATAGGTTGAAGAGGACGTCGACTAACTCAGTAGAGTCAAGTGCGTCGTTCTCTGTTTCGTAGGAAAATTTTTCTCCGTGGTGTTCGATTGTTATTTTCATAGGATTAAACGTAGATGTTATTGTTACGTGTTAAGTTTGATGTGATATGGGTGGACTACGTGTTAAGTTTGATTGGTTATGTTATTCGCAATAGTAGTAGTTAGACTACGACTGCTGGGAATGATTAAATTTAGCGTGGTTGCCGTTGCCGCTTTGGTCGGTGACGAAAATTTCCCCGCCTTCCTCGTGGCACTCTGCTCCCCTGATGTATGCCTGGTTCTTCATAAGCTCAGTCATCTGCTTGCCGTCAAGCCATACAGCCGCAGGTTCCTGCAGGTCGCAGATTTCTTTCCAGCGTTCGGGAGTGTATTGCTGGCAGTCAGTAATGGCTGTCTTATGTATGGCTTTAAGTTCATTAAGCTCTCGCTCTATCTGCTTTGTAAAAAGGGCTAATGACACATAGTCTTTGCTGTGTCCGTGATAACTCTTTGCATCTAACTGCATTTGTGCATCCGTTCTAGGCGTGTCGCTTAGGTTTTTCATAGGATTAAGCGTAGGTGTTATTGTTACGTGTTAAGTTTGATGTGATTAAGCGGTTATTGTGTTAAGTTTAATGTATTATAAAATACACAACTCCCGTCATTTTGCTATTTCTCTGCGTCTATCAAGTCCATCTCGATACCCCGCACAAGGTCTTCCCTCAAGAAGTCAGCAATCACTTGAGTTTTGAAGGCTTCATTAAAATAACCATCGGCACCCCACTTATCGGCTTGCTTCTCGGATTGATCCGCCCAGTCGTTAATGTATTCAATTAGTTTTTCTGTGTTTATATTTTTCATAGTTTGTGTGTTATTTG